AGGACCTGATGCTCTACCACCAAATGTTTTTAGTCTAGCACCTGCAGGTCTAATCTGCGAGACATCCCATTTAGGTATCTGCCCTACGTATAACATAGCGATCATCTCTCTCAAGGCTTTTGCCCATCCTGGTCTGCTATCTGCGACAGTTATAACTGTAGTGCTATCTTCAAAGTGTTCATTGACTATGGGTAGTTTATCTACATTTTCTCTCTCAACAGAGAAGCCTACCCCAGTACCACACATAAGTATATACATACACTCATCAAAAGAGCGAGGACTATCTACAGGTATGTAACTACAGTTGTAACCTGCAACATGACATCTATCTAAAGCTACACCAGCAGTCATTAATGCTCTCATACTAGGCATGACACCCAAGGACACGATAGCATTGTTTAGTTTTTCTTTTAAAGCTTTAGTCAAATTATAGCCATGCTTTTTGTTAAGGTGGTTTTCCATATAATCAGAGTATCTATCCACAGTTTCCAACCATGTCTCTCTTCTCTGTTCGTCATCTTTCCATCTTGCATAACGAGACAATGCAATAAAATTTTGATAATCTGTGGGTAAATAATTATTCATCTGTCACTCCTAATAACTTTCAAACTTTTTACTTTCAAGCCTTCCATGTCGTGAAACACATCTTGTAAGTAATCTTCTACTTCAATCTCAACCTTGCCATCTGCAGGTACTGGGTATTCTTCTTCGTCTACAATAATAGTACACAAAACTTTAAGTTGTATCATCTTCCTCAACGTTGTCTATAAGCTCACTGAGATACCACTTTGCTTTTTTTAGATCTTCTACACCATTTTTATATAGGTATCTCCAAAGATATTTCATAATGTTTCCTTGTAAATAAAATTTAAATCCATCACCAGTCATAGCCTTGATAGCTTCAATGCACTCTATACCACTCTTGTTATAATGGGGTGGACTATTTACCATATCTTGTTCTTCTACTTGTTTAGCTCTCATCTTCATGTACTCCAAATGTCTCAATGTGTTACTCTTTGCTTGTAAAATCAACTCTTATGACATTACCATCAGTTTTAACATCTTTCAAAGACTTTTTAATTTCATCTCTAGGTAAATACATATCTGCTTGTTCTTCCAACATCTCTTTATATCTAGGATTAGTATCCATTAATGACAATGAGGCCGCAGTATATCTTACGTAATCCATGATAGCTAAAAAGTCTTCTCTATCTAGTTGATTATCATGCTGAGTAATTATATTTACGTGAAAGTCACCAATCCATCTATTTTCATCATCCACTTTTGGACTCACTACTAAGAAAAAATCATCTCTTCCTGGTGGTTTCCCTTGTCTATCTTTCATATGTATTCTCCCTATTTTAGTTTAGCTTTTGGATATTTAATAAATTTTGGATGCTTGTTTTTGCCTTTTTCTTTTAGCCAATCTTCAGGTATGATTCTATCATAATATCTAAATCCATATCTATTACACCATTGACCATAAGATGTTTTAGCACCTTTTCTTAATTTAGAATTACTATTCGTGAATACAAATCTAATATCTAAATTAGGATGTTGTTTCTGTATAGCTAAATGCTTTCGTCTATCTGTCGCTAAGAATCTACCTTTAGTTTCTATTATGATTCCATTTTTTAGTATAAAGTCAGGGGTATAGGTTCTGTAAGCTAGGTCTTCCCATTCTATCTTAATACT